GAAATTCTGTCTTATCTGCGTCTTTATAAATTTTCAGGTATTTTTTTGCATCTACCATAGTATTGTTGCTTAATGTTAGAAAATTTGGATTTGCATTCGTAATCTGTAAGACTGGCATGTTTTCGTGTTTATACAATACCAATAGAAAAAATATTCCCTAAACCCATGTCCATGATTTATACGACATTGGAAAGTCCGTTTTTACTTACGGTTGCGGTATTGCTAGCACTATCTCCACGAAATACTCCTCGGCCGGATGAAGTAACGCACCGACCCCGCTTTTACTCTGAATCTCTCGGACAACGCGTTTTATATTGTGTAGATGTGAATCGGGGAAGTGGAGGTATGCGTCGATATCAGCCATAGTTGGGTTCGCATTCCCAGGGATAAGTAGGACCATGGTTTGTATGGGTTGCGTGTGTAATATAAACGCGGTATATGTTTTTATATGACATTGTTGATTATTCGTTTACTTGCGGTATTTACGTGAATTGGCGCTTCGTAAACGTTTCGCGGATTTAACGCGCTTATTCGATTTCTTGTACTTTCGAGTGTAACGACGACTTTTGCGGCGTCTTCCACCTACTATGTTATTTGGAGGTATAGGCAATAGGGGAGGATACATGGTGACCCGTTGTGCGTCTAGTTGTTCTATGGGTGTGCCGGCATATGTAACCGTCCGCAAATATCTTATGTCATCAATCGCATTTTCATTCTTTTTCTGTTCCGGTGTTAGCGGCATACGATTAAATGGGTTCTTCAAATTATCCGGGACAGGCGTGTCTTCTATCGTTTTACATTCAAAATTTGGCCTTTTGGTTTCAGTGTCTAACCCTTTTTTGTGTATAACCAATTTAAGCTTGAAATTTTCAAATGGGTATGTTGTGGCATTTTGTGGGTCTTTAGATAACCGCATTCGTTCAATAAATTGGTCAAAATCAACTTCAGTTAATTTATCAAAGCTTGATAGTCCTAAACCAGCAGTGACGAATTGGTTTCGATGCCGTACCTCAAGTGGCGGTATTTCTGTCGTTGGGGGTTTTTCATATAAAAGTTTACTAAACTTTTCGAGTTCCCACCAATCGTACCACTCTGTCACTCTAGTAATCGTTATTGTAGTTGTACGTTGATACTGGGCAGTCATATAAACAGATATAACTCCATTCGGTAACTGTAACAAGCAATCTATATTCATATCTTTATTTCGACTCGGCAGTTTTTTCAAAATATCAGCCTTCCACTTTGGTAACTCTTGTTTATAATTTTTAGATGTAATTAATCCAGATTCAACCGTAATATAGTTCACAAGATTCGCAGCAGCAGAAAATAACCCACCCTTTTAATAATCTTTACTCCAATTTGTAGGTTGGACAGGGTCACTCATTATAATATAGTAATGCTGTTTATAATATAAACACATAAAATAAAATATAAACACATCTCCATGTTTTATATTATTCACCAAAAATAATGCCACCCCCCATTCCACACGCACATTTCATCTGGTATTGTGCGTGGTTTTCCCTCCCCACCGCGATATACGCGTATTCCCATCCCGCATCCGCCCATTTCGCGGTCGTCCCCGCCTCTGTCTGGGCGACATCCCTCCTCTATTGGCGCAATCCCGTCCGCGATTCGTGGCGACGCACACTCGATATCGCGGTCGTTTTCTCTGGTCTCACCTACCAGACGTATTATGTGTTCCAATACGCGAATCACGCACATACTAGACAAATCTACTCGTATCTCATCGGATGTTCGGCCATGTGCTACGGTTTAGGCCATTATTTATGGAAACGCGGGCGCGTCTGGCCCGCAACCTACGCGCACGCGAGTATTCATCTCATCGGTAATCTAGCGAACCTGGTTTTGTATGACGGTGTCATAAATGACTAATGATTGAATACACATAAAAATAACCGTATATATTATACTTCGCCGACTTCGCCGACTTCGTCGACAACAACAACAATGTGTTGGAACGCAAATGTGTCCTTAAATACCTATATTTTCGGATTATTTGCGTGTCTTTTTGCGTATTTCAATAACAAACTCGGCTTTACTAGTCTTCTATTCATACAGTCATGGATGTCTATACAACTGATTGAATATTTTATATGGAGTAAAACGTATCCAAATCGATTATTATCACAAATCGCGTGGATATTTATATTTTTACAACCAATCCTCGGAATTTTATCAATCTCAAACCAGGTTCAGAACCATCTTATTATAAAATCCGTTTCGATAGTGAGTTACCTATTTTTTATTGCATCTGTATTGTTTATGAAACCATGGAATCAAATTGATTTTACATCAGTTCAATCCGAGAACGGCCATCTTTCATGGCGGTGGTTGAAGTATTCATTTATCCAAATACTTATTTGGATTATGTTTTTATCGATTAAATTCATCGTTAATAAAGAATGGTTTATGTTTGTTTTGGTATGTATTACTACCACTGTAACATATACATTATATCATAAGACATATACATGGGGCAGTTTATGGTGCTGGTTATCTAATTTTGTGTCATTATATATCATAAGCATGGTGTTTTATGATGATGTATGTATACATTACAAAAAATAAAATCCATATCGATATTACGTGATACATTTGTATTTACATATGAATATGCCTGCCACCGATGTAATCCGCGCACGTAACTAACTTAAATATTTGATATCTTAATTATACATATTACTAATTTGTAATTACATTAACACAATCACTGATACAATGGGCGGATTAAAGCACAAGCAGAAGAAAGCCGGGAAGCGCACTGGCGGTGGCGGCGGCGGCGCAGGCAAGTCAGCATCGGCATCGGCATCGGCATCGGCGTCGAAACCCGTGACCATCGAAGACATTTCTACCGAATTTCAGACCATTATTCTTGATTTCCTGCGCGATATCGACTGCTCGTTCCCTGAGTATCGCGAAACCCTCGCCAGGTATTTAGGCTACTCCCACGAAATGAAACCGATGCCGGATGAGCTTTATATTGAGTTGTATACACATTGTCGCGCGGTGTATCCAGTGAAGTTTTTTGATATTTTGTATAAGAATGAGTCCTTATTTAGTTTCGCGAGTGGAACTCATTCCGCCGGCGAGGCCGGCTCCACACGTTCCTCACGCGAAGGTCTTCCCTCACATGACGCAAATACAGCACAGGCGAGTGGAGTGAGTGGAGCGAGCAGCGGAACGAACGACACGAGCAGCGGAGTGAGCAGCAACTTCTTACCCGGCGTCGACTTCCGCGAGATTTGGGCCACCGAAGATATCACCGAAAACACCAAGGATATTATTTGGAAGTATCTCCAGCTGATTCTCTTTTCCATCGTCAATAATCTCTCGGACATGGGTTCATTCGGAGACACCGCCAAGCTATTCGAGGCTATCGACGACAACGAGTTGAAGACCAAGCTTGAGGAGGTGATTGGCGAGATGGGATCGATGTTTGGCGCTTCGGGGGACGCCGCGGGCACCGCATCGGGCGCAGGCACCGAAGGTCTTGACGAGACATTTAAGAAGGCTACCGATTTTATGAATGATGCGTTCGCGGGCGCGGCCCCTAGCGGAGCACCAGGCACAAACGGCACAGGCACCACGCCTCCTATCCCCGACGCCAGTTCCATCCACGAGCATCTCTCGTCTATCTTAAATGGCAAAATCGGCAAACTCGCCAAAGAAATCGCAGAAGAGACCGCCGCCGATCTGAATCTGAATATGGAAAACGAGACCTCGATGAAGGGCGTATTTCAGCAACTTCTTAAAAATCCCACCAAGTTGTCCGGTATTATCAAGTCCGTCGGTTCGAAGTTGGACTCCAAACTGAAGTCAGGCGAACTGAAAGAGAGCGAGATTATGCAGGAGGCGAGCGAGTTGATGTCAAAGATGAAGAATATGCCCGGGATGAATAATCTGGCGAGTATGTTAAGCAAGATGGGGATGAATATGCCTGGCGGCGGAGGCGGCGGCGGTGGCGGTGGTAAAGTGAATTTCGGTGCGATGCAGTCGCAACTGAACAAGAATATGAAACAAGCACAGATGCGCGAGAGATTGTTGAAGAAGGTCCAAGAACGCCAGCAGGCGCAGCAGCAAGCACCCGCCGCCGCCGCCGCCGCCGTCCCCGCCAGTGGCGCCAACACCGCAGTGTTTACATCAGGCGAGAAACCGATGAAGACGCCGCGCCCACCCGCCGCCGCACCCGCGGAGAAGCAAAAGAGCGATTGAACTACTAGTATAAATCCTTATAGTAATATATAAGAGTATAATAACTTATACATTACTATTCTTCGAACACGTAAACAATGACCAAAGACCAAGTGTTCTGGATTGAAGACCCGAGCATCCTTATGAATAAGGACTATATTCGCGAGATATGGCCGTCGAAGACGATGGAACCTCCCGCCAAATTAAACGCGATTACGCGATTCGTCATCCTCGCCACGATTTTAGGCTATTTAATCACATCGGCGTTCTCGATATTTATTTTAGGCGCCATTACTTTAGGAATTATTGTTATGATTTACAATTTCGTCCATAAGGGGAAGGCCGGCGCGGAAGTCGAAACCGCGAAGAAAATCCTGAAAACCAAGGAGGGGTTCGCGAATAATATCGAGAAGCCTGAAATGTATGAATTGATGCGCGATGAATTCACCGCCCCTAACCCGCAAAATCCGATGATGAATCCGCTTTTACCGGAGATCAGCGATAACCCGCAACGTAGGAACGCCGCCCCGTCATTCAATCCCGCCGTGGAAGGCGATATCAATGAATCCGCGAAACAGTTTGTCAGCGGAAGTATCGACACGAATGCGAGTAATGTGATTTACCAGAATAGTAATGTTCCCGCAATTCCGCCGAATCATACCCCCGAAGAAACATATGGGAAATTATTCGGGACTTTAGGTGATAATGCGGTATTTGAATCGTCGATGCGTCAGTTCCATCCGGTGGCGAATACGCGTATCCCGAACGACCAGGACGCATTCGCGAAATTCTGCTATGGCGAAATGAAGTCGTGTAAGGAGGGCGATGAATTCGCATGCGGGCGCATCAACTCACGATTGGGGCAGGTTATCGGGCAGTAATCGACCGGCGACCGCGCCCGCCACCGCCCGCCACCGTTTAGCAACATTCACAAATAATATTATATCTATGTTAATTACATATAGGTATAGTATAGGATAAAGGATGGCTTATAGTTACACATTTGATAATATGTCGCGCATCGGTTGCGACACAGGCGACCTCTCGCAACGCAATGTCCAGAATTTAAACGCGGCGAATTATGCGCTCAACAATTTCTTCTCGACGGATTGCCAGATGGAGCGCCCCATCCAGTTCGCGACCAGCCAGCCCAACGTGTTTTACAATGGCGGACATCAGACCGGGTTTGGCGGCTGTAATATCGACACCAACTCCGAGCTCTCTATTGGCAGCCTGAATACCCACGCCAAGTGTAAATTGAGCCTGCTCGAGCGCCCTTTCAAGACCGTCCCCTTTTTAGGACGCGGTGCCGTGAATGTGGATTTCGAATCCAGGATGCTTCAGGGTGATATGAACACCAATAAGAAGAGCATTACGCAGCTGTCGGAGAAACTGAACGTCGCACACACAGACTACCCCCTTCAGGAGGAGTTTAAGTCGACGATTAACAACCCGGCGAATTATGTGGAAGGTGCGGCGGTCAATGGCTGGATTCGAGGGGGGGTACCGTCGCGTGAGTTGGTGAGGGACCAGGAGTACTTGTTCAAACAATAATGCTCCGCCATCCGCCACGAAGTGGCGAACAGCTCCGCATTATTTCTGCGTCGCAACACTCCCCTCCCGCAATGCTTCCGCTTCTCGCCTCGCTACATACCTCCGCTGCCGCTCCGGTATTCCGAACGGCTCGGTCATCTTCGCCGATTCTGGGGGAGATTTTGGCGAAGATGACCGAGCCGAGAGAACCCCGGCGCTTAAGCGGAGGGTGTTCTTGAGGCGAGACTGACCGAGCGGAGCGGAATCCCGGCGCGTTAGCGGAGGGATGTAGCGACGCGAGATGATATAAAGTCAATGTGTAATATTTTATATACATTGATTTTAATGAACGAAAACGCCGGAATGGTTGAACCCTATGAACTGCCTGATGATGAACCCGTGCTTGAACCCGTGCTTGAACCCTATGAACTGCCTGATGACGAACCCGAACCCGTGCCCGCCGCCGCTACCCCCGCGCTCGATCTCTCCGGCTATAATTACGATCTCGTCCTGACATATAAGATGATTGAAGACACCGATGACCAAGATACGCTATTCCGTATCCAGTTTCTTCAAGCGTTCGGGATAACCGATGACGAATACCATCCAGAGATTGTTTCCGCTGTTATTGACGACTTGTATGAACGATTCCGAGAGAATCCGGGGATTCGAGATATTTTAGCGAGTCATCCACTGGCCGGAGCCGGAACCGGAACCGGAGGCGCAGTCGGTTCCGATAACAGCGAGATGATTTTCTGTATGATGTTTTCATTCCAGATATTTGACTTGTTCCATACGTGTATGCGTCACGCCAAACACAATGAAGAAGTCCCGCAAACACTCCGGGATGAAATCGCGGATTCTCTTCGCCAGATGTTTTGATTTAGGAACTCATACAATATAATAAGTATATAATTATTATATAGATTAATAATAACCTATCACAACCCAGAATACAATGGCCTCTACCCGAAACAAGAATACACGCACCGATTTTAAAATCGAGCAAAACTCGCAAAGCCTCGCACGCACCTATGTCACGTTTGAGAACGGCTGTGCTGGCAAGGCATTTGAACCGGCCCTCGCGTTTGAAAGTGTCGGCATCCTGCCGACGAAGATGAGTCGCGAGCACTTCTCCTCCAATTCGGTGGATATTGAATCCGCACTATTTGGAATCAATTCCACGAACCTCGTCGACCCCCAGGCGACCGTTGTCCCGCATATGAAGAGTCTGCCCGAGGTGAAATTCTTCGACAGGATGGCGGTGTTTTTGCCGGAACCGCTGGTGGTGGAGAAGTCGGCACGGCCCTTTCAGTGGGGGTAGCGCGGGGGTAGCGCGGGGGTAGCGCCCCCCAACGGCGCTGCGTCGCTTCGCTCCGCGGGACAGTAATAACACATTTAGCACAACCCCCGAAATGTTTTATTATCATAATGTATACATTCCGTTATGGTAGCGAAAACCCGTCGAAAACGTTCGGCGGCGAAGCGCGTCAAAACTGCCAAACGCCGCAAAAACAATACGCGCAGTAAGCGCGGGCGTGGGCGTGCGCATGGGCGCGGCGGGCGACGCCGCCCGAATCGGAGCAGCAGCGGCAGGTCGTGTGGCCGCTACGGCCGCCCGTAATTCATCGAAATCTACACTACACCGAATAATAACAACTGGTTCTGAACCGGACCCAAATAAAAAAGAGCTTGTAATGTATGGTACTTCATATCATCGTTCATTTGATGATATTCCGCGCGACTCGGCTTTCGAAACTGCTGCGAAAGAATTTTATGATGAAGCAGCTGATCCCGTTAAATCAACGGACAAGGCTGTAACAGCATTCGCAAACGCAGAGAAAGCCGCATTTAATGAACAACGTAAAAAACGATTTTCTGAACATACAGCACCAAAACACCAATATATCCACGACAATGTATTTTCAACACCGAAATCAAAGATACATATACAACCACTGTCTTCGTCTTCGTCTGTATATAAGACTCCGGGCAACTCTACTATCCAACCGGGAAGCCCACCACCACCTGATTTATATATTAAAGGAACTACG